ATTGAGCCGAAGGCTGCTCAGTATCGGTCCTTCGGGACCGGGCTGATCCTCGGCTCGACCACGGGCGTGATCGACACAGCGGAACGCCTGCGTCTTTACATGACCCTCTCCGGGATCACCCAGGACTTCGGCACGACCGCGCCCGAGTACCTCGCGGCGAAGGATTACTTCAGCCAGTCGCCCCAGCCGGCGCAGGTCTACGTGGGCCGATGGGCCCAGACGGCCACGAAGGGGCATATCCGCGGCGCGTCCCTGTCCCCGGCGCAGCGGCTGCTGTCGAACTTCACCGGTGTCACGGCCGGATCGCTCAGCATCGCGATCGACGGGACGCCGCGCAACATCACCGGGATCAACCTGTCCGGCGCCTTGAACCTGAACGGCGTCGCGACCCTGGTCCAGGCGGCCCTCGCGGCCGTCGTGCCCGGCACCAACGTCAAGTATGACGGCGTGTACAACCGCTTCGACGTGTCTTCGCCGACCACCGGCACCGGCTCGTCTGTCGGCTACGCGACCACCGCCCCGAGCGGCACCGATCTCGGTCCGCTCCTGCACCTGACTAGCCTGGACGCCTCCGCGCCGGTCACGGGTGCTCCGGCCGAGAGCCTCGTCTCGGCGGTCGCCACCCTCGCCGATATGTCCGGCGCTTGGTACTCGCTGCAGGTCGCCTCGGTGACCCCGCCGGCCGATGCCGATCACCTCGCGGTGGCCGCCCTCGTCGAGGGCCTGAGCACCAGCCAGAGCCGGATCTACGGCGCGACGCTCCAGAACGCCAACGTCCTGGACAGCACCACGTCTGCGGACCTCGCGTCGCAGCTGATGGTCGGCAACTACAGCCGCACCTACACCCAGTTCTCCCGAAACGACCCCTACGCGGCCGAGTCGCTGTTCGGCCGGTTTGCGACCGTCGATTTCGAGGGTTCTAACACCACGATCACCGCCGCCTACAAGCAAGAACCGGGCGTCTCGGCAGAGGTTCTCACCGAGAGCCAGTTCGGCCAGATCAACGCGAAGAACACCAACGTCTTCGTCGCGGTCCAGAACGGAACGAACATCATATTCCCCGGCCAAATGGCCAACGGGGACTACATCGACGAGCGGATCGGTGCCGATTGGCTTCAGAACCGCATCCAGACGGACTGCTACAACTTGCTCTACACGACGGCGACCAAGGTCCCCCAGACCGACGCCGGGATGTCGCTGATCAAGTCGGTCATCGCCGCGGCCTGCACCGTCGCGGTCGGTAACGGCTTCCTCGCCCCGGGCGTCTGGCTCGGCCCGAACATCGGCTCGCTCCGGACCTACGACGTCCTGACGAGCGGCTTCTACATCTTCGCGCCGCCGGTCTCGACGCAGTCTCAGGCCGATCGCGCCGCGCGCAAGTCCGTGCCGTTCCAGGTCTGCTGCAAGCTGGCCGGTGCCGTCCACATCATCTCGATTTCGGTTCTGCTCGACCGGTAACGGTTCGGGCGCCGCCCCATCCCATCTTATCTAGAGGTAACCCCATGGCGGCTGCGCCCATTACCTACAGCTTTGCGGACGTTGTTTGCTCTCTGACCGGTCCCGGTGGCTCGTTCACGATCTCCGAGGGCGGTCTCGCCGACGAGGGCATCACCATCGCGATGACCGATGACAAGACCTCAATGGTCACCGGCGCGGACGGCTATGGCATGCACAGCCTCCACGCCGCCAAGTCCGGCCGCGTCACCATCCGGCTCCTGAAGAACAGCCCGCTCAACCGGATGCTGCAGGACCTCTACAACTACCAGCAGACCTCCAGCGCCTATACCGGCCAGAACACCCTGGTGCTGTCGAATCCCATCTGGGGTGACGATCACCAGTGCTCGGCCGGCGCCTTCGTGAAGTTGCCCGACAACGTGAACGCCAAGGACGGCGGCACGATGGAATGGCCGATGAACTTCATCTCGATCGACAACAAGCTCGGCGATGGCTCGCTGGCGCTCTGAGGTGAACCGTGGCTGAGTTCGAGCTCAAGGGGATCGGTTACCGATCCAGCAAGATGCCGGGCCGGACGCAGGTTCACGTCCTGCGCCGGGCGGCCCCGATCATCCAGCCGCTCTTCGCGAGCTTGGCGTCCGGGCTCAACCCCGCGATTGCCGGTCAAGTTATCGAAGGCCTGGGTGCGCTCGACGACGACGCGCTGGACTACATCCTGGATGCGGCCCTCGCCGTCGTACAGCGCAAGGAGAGCGGGGGCTGGGCGCCGATCATGTCCAGCACCGGATCGCGGCTGATGTTCCAGGACATCGACACCGACGCCGGCCTGCAGCTCGCGATTGCGACGCAGGTCCTCTACGACAACTATATGCCGCTTTTTCGCGACGCCCCGTCTCTATTCAGCGGCGGGGCTCTCCCCCCTCTGTAGAGCTAGTCTCGATGCCGGATGGGGAGGACTTCTACATGGGCCCCATCCCGCTCGGCTATTACAGCCTCACAGATCTCAAGCTCGGCCTCATCCATATCGAGGACATCGCCGAGTGTAACGACGCGATGCGTGTCGAGGCCGAGAATCGCGCCCGGCTGAACCCGACGAGCTGACCGCATGGCCGACGACGTTCTCGCCTCTTTCATGGTGGCGCTCGGCTTCAAGGTCGATGCCGCCTCACAGACCGCCGCCAAGAAGTCGGTCGCCGACTACGAGCGGGCGGTCAAAGAGGCCGAGAAGCGGATCGAGGACGCGAAGTGGGCCGCCGCGAAGTCCGGAGAGGACGTCGCCAAGCTCACGCGCGAGACCAATCTCAAGCTCGCCCGCGAGGCCCTGGCCCGCGCCAAGGATACCGAGAAGACCGAGCTAGAGGCGGCTCAGAAGCGCAAGGAGCGCAACCGGGAGTTCGTCTCCGGCCTGGAGAAGATGGCCCTCGCCGCGACCGCGGCGGCCACTGCCATCGGCTACGCTGTGGCCAAGGTGGCCGGCTCGTTCGACAACCTGTACTTTCAGGCGCAGCGCAGCGGCACGTCGGTTCAGAGCCTGAAGGCGCTGAGCTACGCGTTCAGTCAGACCGGTGGCTCTGCCCAGCAGGCGACCGCCTCCGTCGACAGCTTCACCACGGCCCTGCGTAACAACCCAGGTCTGCGGCAGTTCGTCAAAGATCTCGGCGTCGACAGCAAGCTTCAGGGCGTCGACAAGTATCTGGCCACGCTCGAAGCGCTCCGAAAGGAGCCCTACGAGATCGGCGTTCAGCATGCCGAGATGCTCGGCATCTCTGAGGAGAGCTTCAACCTCTACATTCGGCAGGCCGATGCGATTAAGCGGTATCGGGCCGAGTACGACGAGTTGGCCAAGCGCTTTGGCCTGAACTCGGAACAGGCTGCGGCCGGCTCGACCGCGTTCCAGCGGGCGCTGACGCGCCTCCAGGCGACGATCGGCATCCTCACCGAGAAGATGATGGCGTCGCTCGCCCCCGCGATCCAGCGGGTGATCGATCGGTTTCAGGCCTGGGTCGAGTCCCATCCCGGCGAACTCGATCGCATTCTGACGGACATCTCGAACGCGATCGTCGCGGTCGCGGAGGGCATCGCCAAATTCATCGGTTCGATTGCGGACGAGGACGGCGACAAGTTCATCAAGAAGTGGGACGCGTTCGTCGGCCGGGCCAAGACCTTCGCGGCGACAGTCGAGCGCATCGTGGTGGCGCTCGAAAAGGTCCTGCGGTTCTGGGGCCTCATCAGCACCACGAAGACCGTCTTGGGCGACGGCGATCGGACGGTCGCCGCGTTGAACGCGATCTCGGGCGGATCGGCAGCGCCGGGCGGTCCCGGCGGGGCGAACACCGGCAATGCGGTCCCGCCGGACAACCGCACGCTCCTGCAGAAGATCTTGCCCAAGTCGATGGGCGGCCAGGACGCGCCGCGGGCCGGTGATGGTTCGCGCTCCTGGCGCAACAACAACCCCGGCAACATCAAGTACGGCCCCCTCGCGCAGCGTATGGGCGCGACCGGTGCCGATGCGGGTGGGTTCGCACGCTTCCCTTCGTACGAGGCGGGCCGGAAGGCTCAGGAAAGCCTCTTGTTCGAGAGCGAGGGCTACAAGAACAAGACCATCAAGGAAGCCATCGCGCGCTGGGCCCCAGCCAGTGATGGGAATGATCCGGCCGGTTACGCCGGGCAGTTGGCGAAGGCGGCGGGTGTCGGTGTCGACACCCCGCTCGCTTCATTGACCCCGGAGCAGCGCAGCAAGCTCCTGGACGCCCAGCAGGCGAAGGAAGGCTGGATTCCCGGTCGCGCGTCGATCGCAGCGGGTGTCCGTAACGGTGGCGAGAGCGCACCGTACCTCTCCGGTTCAATCAAGCTGGACGGCGAGAGCTACGACTATGGGTCCGGGAATGGGACCGGCAAGAATTCGATCCCCATTGGGACGTATCCGATCACCCCGGGAACGATCGGGCCGTGGGGCCGACAGAACAACGCGCTCGGCATCAACAACAACCAAATCTGGGACAAGACCCTCGGGCGGATGCGCGACGGGATCGAGTTCCATGCCGCCTCGAACGCCGACAAGCTTTCGGCGGGATGCATCGCGATTGCGAAAGAGCGGTACGAGAAGTTCCGGGCGCACGTTCTCCAATTCATCGAGAAGAACGGCGCAGCCTACCTGACGGTCGGCCCGGATGGCTCGGCCTCGATCACGGCGACACCGCCCGCGAAGGGCGAGGACGGCGCGCGGACGTCACAGATCGGCGTCCCCAAGCCGAAGATGGGGGGCAACCCCGGCGTCGATGCGAACGGGGTCAATCCCGCGGAGGCCACGAGACCCGCGGCACCGCTGGGCGCCAATTCGGTGACGAACTCGTCCTCGAACGACAATCGTGCCGTTCACCAGACGATCAACAACACCACCACGATCCACGGGGCCAAAGACCCCAAGGACGCGGCCCGGACCATCGAAAGCTCCCTGACGCGCGTTCATGGCCTCGCCCTCGCCAACGCCCAGTCGGCGGTCGCCTAAGGCCGCCGGCCGGCTCAGTGCGACGCCGCCTCGACATCCTGCGCGATCTCGGCGCCTCGCATGAACGAGTCGAGGTAGCTCGACAGCGACGTGTAGTACGAACTGGTCTCCGCATACTGCTGCGCGTACCGCACGCTCTCGCGGCGCGCCCATCCCGTCGCGTTGGGCCACAGCACAGTGATCAGTTCGAGGTTGGCCTGCTCGCTCTTGATGCAGGCAGCGCGAGCGCGCGGGTCGGCACCGTTGTGAGTGATGGCATCGCCCATATCGTGACGAACGATGACCTTGCTGCAGTAACCGATGATGTCGTGGTTCGGGATTCCAATTTCGGCCGCGGACGCGGTCGGTCCACCCTGCGCGAGAACAGGCAACGGAATGGCCAGGGCGAGAGCAAACAACAGACGACGCATCTTGGAACCTCGTGAACTCTTCGTGAGACGAGGATTCTCGCTCTACGCCCTAACGCACGTCGAGCCGACTTGATTCGTCATGCGCGTGGGCAAACTACGTAGCCCTGCGGAGCCGACGATGACGACGATCTCCGTCCGCTGCACCGCCGTCATTGGCGGGACCCTGGTCTTGGAGGAAGCGGCGCCGTCGCCAGCACCTCGGCGAGTGACCGTGCGGATTCTGCCGCTATCGCGAGATGGAATGTCAGCCCCTCCGGCGTCTCGCACTTCAGAACGATGGACCCGTCCGGCGCGACGGCTGTCTCTGAGATCTGCACGGGATGTGGTGTCGCGCGCCGCTCGTCGGGTCCGAGCGTGGTGGCCGGGTCGAATTTAGCCTCCGCCTCCGCCACGTGATGCAGCAGCACGAACCCGAGCCGAGCCGCCCCGGCTGACGCGAAGTCCAGCGTCGCGTCTCCCTTATCGGTCGGCAGCATGAGCTGCACCCGTCCGGGTGTCGTGTCGAGCTTGATGTCCATGCGGCCTCTCCCTGAGCGCCGCAGCCTAACCCATCGCCGGGATTCCTCGCATGGCCCTTCTCGGCGAACTCCCCTACGCGCTGATCCAGCCCAGCGCCCGCGCGATCGGCCAGATCTACGCGGATGTCACGGTTGAGGAGGGACATCGCGACGAGGTGATCATCACCCAGCACCCGGTCGAGGGTGGTGGGGTGATCACGGATCACGCCTACAAACGTCCCGCCGAGCTTGAGATCAAGTGTGGCTTCTCGAACTCGTCCGCCGGGCGCGTCGGCTACGTCCAGCAACAGTATCAAGCGCTACTGGCGCTCCAGCTCGCCCGGAAGCCATTCAACGTCTACACCGGCAAGCGCCGGTATCAGAATATGCTTGTCCGCGGCCTTCAGGTCATCACGGATCCGCATTCCGAGAACATCCTCTTGGTCTCCGTGGCTTTGCAGGAGGTCATTCTCGTCTCCGTGCAGACAACGACTGCCGGGCAAGGTGGAACGGGCACGAATACGGCCGCCGCCGGGTCCTCGCCGTCCGACCAAGCCAACCCCGCCTCCACCGGGGCCGTGCAGAACAACGGTAACGTTGAGGCGCAGGGCGTCGGATCGCAGGCGTTCGCCGGTTCGTTCTCCCCGGGCTCAGTCGGAACCCCTGACACGGGGCTGAACCCGTCCGGCCTTGGCGCCGGTGCCGGGACCACCCCGATCGATCCGGGCTTTACCGGCGGCGTCATCCAGCCGACCGCCCCCATCACTGGCGGCGTCCCCGAGCTTCCCGAGGGCATCCCCGCGAACTTGTCTGGGATCAGCCCGCCCGCGCCCGTGACCATGTCGATCCCGGACGCACCGACGATCGGTGGCCTTCAGGGCGCGGGTCCTGACCAGTACAATATGTTCGGTGGTGGCCCGTGAGCACGATCACCGAGATCCCGCTCACGCCATCGCTGGCGTGCCGATTCACGATCACCCTGGCGGGTGCGCTCTACTACATGCGGCTCACCTACGACATCGCGCAGGCCGGCTGCTGGATCCTCGACATCGGCGACGCGGATCAGACGCCGCTCGTCGCCGGCATCCCCCTGGTCAGCGGTGTCGATCTGCTCGCGCAGTACAAATACCTCGGCTTCGGCGGCGCCTTGATCGTCACCACCGATCGCGGTGCTGGCGAGGTCCCGACCTTCGACAGCCTCGGGGTCACCGCGCACCTGTATTTCGTGGCGGCCTGACACCGATGGGGCAGCAGTATCTTCGCAACGTCCGCGTTCAGATCGCGGACGGGCCGACGTTCGACTACGACGGCGAGAACAACGGCGGTCAGGGCCTGCGCATTCGGTTCGGCGTCCGACAGAAGGATGTGTCGACCCCGAACAACGCGAACGCGCTCATCACAAACTTGAAGGACGCGACGACCCAGCCGGCGTTCTTCAAGGGCAAGCAGGTGACCATCTCGGTCGGGTACGGCTCCAATCTGCAGACGATCTTTCAGGGGCAGATTCAGCAGTCACGCAACCTGCGCGAGGACGTCACCGATAAGATCCTCGACATCCTGGCCACGGACAGCGGCGACGCCCGGAACTTCGCCGTCGTCAACAAGACGCTGAATGCCGGCCACACGCACATGGACCGCGCCCAGGTCGCGATCGACGCCCTGAAGCAGCTCGGCGTCGGCCAGGGCTACATCGACACGGACGCGCTCTCGAAGATCAAGTTTCCCCGCGGGTTCGCGGCGTTTGGCAACGCCAAGGATCTCTTGCGGCAGATCTGCGCGGCGACCGCCACCTCGTGGTCGATCCAGAACGGCAAGATCCAGATCCTGAGCAACGACAAGGCGCTGCCCGGCGGCACCATCGTCCTGAACGGTAAGTCCGGCTTGGTCGGACTGCCGGTTCAAACGATCCAGGGCATCGAGGGCGTCTGCTTGTGCAACCCGCAGATCAAGGTTGGAGGGCTGGTCCAGATCGATCAGAAGAGCATTCAGCAAGCTCAGCAGCAAGTCGGTTATCAGACCCAGGGCCAGAACAACCTTCTCCCCGAGATCGCGACGGACGGGATCTACAAGATTTACGTCGTCGAGCACGAAGGCGATACGCGCGGCAACGAGTTCTACACGAAATTCGTCGGCATCAAGAACGGTTCGCTGCCGACCCCCGCGCTGAAGACGCGCCTGATCGCGATGCCAGATCAGACCGCTGCCGGGACCGGCTCGGGAACGAGCGGCTCTGCGCCCACCACGACACCGAGCGCGACAGCGCCGACGACACCACAATAGGGGCAGCGATGGCCGACCGCGCGATCGACATTCGCGAGCGCTTCGACGACGTCACGGAGCTGCTCGAAACCGTGGCCGACTCGGTCATGGCCCGCCTGCCCAAGGGCGGCCCGGTTACCCTGACCGAGGACAGTGAGGACGGGCACACCGCGAAGCTTCAGCCGACCGCGAAGGCGGTGATCCGTAAGATCGACGGCACGACCGAATTGGTCACGCTGCCGGTCCTCCCGGATATCCCGGTGCACTTCATGGGCGGCGGCGGCATCACCACCACGCATGCCCTGAAGAAAGGCGACGAGGGCCTGACCGTCCAGGCGGCTCTCGGAATCGACGGCTGGCATCAGCAGGGCGGCGTCCAGTCCCCCGGTGACACCCGCCAGCACGCCCCGGCCGACGCCTTCCTCATCCCGGGCGTGCGCTCGGATCCGCGCAAGCTCAAGGGCGTCTCGAAGAACTCCTCTCAGACCCGAACCGACGACAAGCAGACCGTCCACGACGTGTCGCACACCGCCGTGACGAGCGTCCGCGAGGATGCTGCGCATCAGGTGAACGGCCTGGCCGTCCAGTCTGAGAAGGGCGGCGCGCGGCACGTCGTCGATGCGATGACGATCCAGAACGTCGCCGGCAAGATCCTCCTGAACTGCTGATGTCCGGCGGGATCGTACTGCCCCAGGCGCTCCAGCTGATTGGCGGTGTGCCGCTGATGAAAGTCGGCACGGTCTTCGCCGAGAAGCTGTCGATCACCAAGCGCCTCGACGGCGGCTCGGGGCTCCAGGGGCTGATGTCGAAGGTCCTCAGCGACGGCAACCTGTCGTCGGTCATGCAGAATCCGATGGCTGCCCTGACCCAGGGTATCCAGGGCCAACTCGGCGGCCTCGCCAACCAACTACAGAATGTCTCGAATGCGTCTGGGCTGATCTCAGCCTTGACTGGCAGTTCCGGGCTCGGGAACGCGCTTGGCGTGCTGCAGGCGTCGGGCGACAACCTCGCCGGGCTGACCAACGGTGCGTCCGGGTTCTTCTCGATGCTCGGCCACGCCAGCACGGTCGAAATGGCCGGCTCGGCGCTTCCCCCCGGCGCCGGCATGGATGTCGTCACGGGCCCGCTGACCGCCGGGGGGCTCCTGAATTCGATCGGTGTGACGCTCCCGACCGTGGTCTCGCAGGTTGTCTCGGGCGGCATGGATCCCGTCGCCGCGACGAACTGGGTCCAGGGTCAGACGGCCACGATCGGCGGCATCGTTGCCGGCTCGGCCGCGGCCCTGGCCTACGGGGCGCAAGTTCACCCGCTCGTCGCCAGCGTCTCCTCGGTCGCCGGAGCGCTGGTCGTCCCGCCTGTCTTCGACGCCAGCGGCAATCGCCAGGACGGCGTCGCCACCGGTTTCCAGGGCGTCCTGAATTCCCTCGTCCAGCCCGGCGCTGCGGCCACCATCGCCGCATCCGCTGCCGCGCAGATCAGCCACGTCGTCCACGACGCGATCGACGTCGCCGGGATGACTTCCCTGGAAGATTGACATGGCCCGCTGCTTCGATTGCGAACATTTCGCGCCGCATCCCGAGCTGGATCGCGGCGACTGCAAGATCATCACCAAGGGCGAGTATGCCCGGGAGATCCGGCAGCCGTACCTCGTCTCCGATGACGACCAGCCGTTTTTGATGGTCTCGATGGACTTCGGGTGCGTGCTGTTCGAGCCGGCGACGCCCGAGCGAGACGACTGAGCGATGCGCGTCCGTGCTGTGGACGCGGCTGGTGATGCGCTCTTCGGCGGCGATCAGGCCACGATCCTCCGCGACAGCCCCGACGCGGTCGGGCAGATCGTCACCAGTCGCCTGAACCTCTGGCAGGGCCAGTGGTACTTGGACGCCCTAGAAGGCACGCCCTACGAGCAGGAAGTGCTTGGCCGGCGCACCGAGGGGCTTCGTGATCCCGCCCTTCAGGCCCGGATCCTCGACACGCCCGGCGTGGTCGAGATCGAGGCTTACGACAGCGTCCTCGACCGCCAGACGCGGGCCCTCGCGGTCTCGGCCACGATCCAGACCGTCTACGCGCGCGCCTATCTCACCGGGCCGTCCGCGAACGCAGCCAACATCACCGTCAAGGTCGAACACGGACGCTGAATGGGCACCACACCTGTCTGCCAAATCACGGTAGCCGGCTGCATCCGGCCAACCTTCGCTGACTGTCTGACCTACGTACAGGCCACATACCGGGCGATCTACGGCACCGATATCTATCTTGGTGCTGATTGCCAAGACGGGCAGTTCATGACTCTTCTCGCCAATGCCCTGCACGACGCGAACGGCGAGACGTTGGCGACTTACAACGCGTACTCGCCCGCCACCGCACAGGGTGCCGGCCTTTCATCTGTGGTCAAGATTAACGGTATCCGTCGCAAGCGCGCGACCTTCTCGACCTGCGACTTCCTGTGTGTCGGGCAATCTTTCGTCGCGGTCTCGGGTGGCATCGTCACGGATCCCGTTGGCTACCAGTGGTCACTCCCGAGCTTCGTGATTCCTGCGACCGGGCAAATCACTGTCACGGGGACCTGCATGACAATCGGCTCCGTGGCCTTGGCGGCCGGTGCCGTTGACACGGCCGCGGGCAAGGGGGCCATCGCGACCGTGCAGCGAGGCTGGCAGTCAGTGACCAATCCGGTCGCCGCCGCCGTGGGCGCGCCCGTGGAGACAGATAGTCAGTTGCGCCAGCGGCAATCCCTGTCTGTCGCACTGCCCGCGCAGACCGTCCTCGGCGGTTTGGTTGGCGCACTGTCCGCCATCTCAGGGGTGGCCCGACTCCGGGCTTACGAGAACAGCACGAACCAGCCGGACGCGAATGGGCTGCCGGGTCACAGCGTGGCTATCGTCGCTGATGGCGGTGACGCCAATACCATTGCCGGTGTGATCGCCCTCAAAAAGGGCACGGCTGGTACCTATGGCTCGACGGTCATTCCAGTTACCGACGACATCGGGATCACTCGGAACGTCAATTTCAGCCGCCCCGCACCGGTCCCGATTACTTATAGCCTGCAGGTTCGGCCTTTCGCCGGCTATACCCAATCGGTCGAAACTCAGATCCGGCAGTCGCTATCCGATTGGACCACCGGGCTCGGGATCGGCAACTCCGTTCTGCTTTCACGCGCTTATGTCCCGGCAGACCTGTCCGACCAACCGACCGGAACGACATTCGAGATCGTTCCGAATTCACTGACGATCTCCCGGGATGGCAACATGCCGGCCGACAGAGATATTGGCATCGCGTTCAACGAAGCGGCGTTTTGTGTGCCGGCCAACGTCACGATCGCCTACATCGCATGACGACCAGGGGACTTGCAGACTACACGGGGCTAATCACCCCGTGGCAGAGCACGAAGGCTCGGTTTGTCGCGACGGTGTCGACGCAGGTTGCCCCCTATTGCGACGCGCAAGTCGTCGTCGCGAGCCTGCCCGGGTTGTTCGATCTCGATGCCGCCGTTGGCGACCAGCTTGACAAGACGGGCGAATGGATCGGGTTAAGCCGGGGCGTGCCGATCGCGCTGCCCGGTATTTATTTCTCGGCCGACATCGCCGGGCTCGGCGCCGACGAGGGCTATGCTCCACAGCCATATAGCTCTGGCTATAGTACGTCTTACCTCCCGGACCCGTACTATCGAAAGCTGCTCTACGCCGGGGTGCTCGCCAATCAATGGGATGGCACCGTGACGACGTTGCGGACCATTCTGACGACGTACTTCGACAATCCAGCCACGCTTGTCTTTATCGACGACAAGAATGGCGGTGTTGCACCGCCGCAGTTTTTCTCAGCCGATGATGCCATCAAGGGCGCCGACATTGGTGTCGCGTATCCGGGCGGCGACCTTGGGACACCAATCAAATCGTTCCCGATGCAGTGGCTGATCGGGTTTGCCGGCAAGATACCGTCCGTCACGGACCTTGCCATTCTAACGGCCGGGGTCGTTCCACCGAAACCGGCCGGCGCTGACGTCCAAGTCTTGGTTACCACTGTCGACGGTGCGCCGTTGTTCGGCGCTGACATGAACAACGCGTTCGTCTCCGGTGCCGATATAGGCGCCGCGGACGGTACGCCGGCCTACGTCGCCGGCCTCAGCGCCGCTTAGCACCTCAGCCTTTCGCAGCTTCGCCCCCGCCCCGCCGGCCCCGCGCCGGACGGGCCGCATGCGCTCGCCCGGGATTCCCATGCCTACAAACAATTACCTGCCCTTCGGCGTAGCCGCGGGGGCGAACGCTTGGTCGGATCAGGCGTATAACGGATCCAGTCAGCAGCAGACCGGCATTCAGAAGGGCGTCGTCCCCTCCGGGCT